CCGGAGGTGGAGGAGCGCGCCCCTTTCATCGGCAGACATGACGGGCCAGTCTGCGGTCTTGACAAACGACCTGGCCTAACCCTCACCTCGCACGCCGGTGATTGGACTGATTCCCCCACCGTCCTCGCCGCCATTCAACACGACGTGCCATTCTGGACCGACGACACCGACGACATCGCTCTCAAAGATCCCGTGTACACCCAGATGCTCAAGGTCCCCAAGATCAGCAGCTCACGGGAACGCGCTTTTGTCGACTTCCTCTCTGGCGGCAAGGATCTTTTCGTCGCCTACATCAGTAGAATCCCCAATCTCACCTCGCGAACCCGCGAACTTAGTGACCATGAGACCATCAATGGTTGCTCCGGCGTCGAACCCATGAATCTCGCCGGTTCCATCGGGTGGCCTAACTCAGGCCCCAAGCGTGCGTTCATGGACGGTGATCAGGGCGACTGCTCCTGGAAGCCCGAAGTCATGGAAGATGTTCAATTTTTCCTTGACAACTTGTCCAATCCCGACTGCCGCGATGAACGCGCCCTCGCCTACGCGGGGGTCATGAAAAAGATCGAAACTCTTCCCATCGCCAAAGTTCTCCCCGGACTCACGATCCGTGAGTATCGCCACCACAAGAACGTCTTTCCAGGCCTTCCTGAACGCCCGGACCGCTGCAAGCCGGCTAGCACCCGCCAAATCAACAACTTCAACGTTGCTGTGGATCACGCCGGCCGAAAGATCTATGCCGCGCCCTTCTCCAACCTGCGAGACAAGCACAACGAGCGCTACAACCCGTTTGGCGCCGGCTGGTGTCCCTACAGCCCCGACGTTGAAGTCTGGAAGGACCAACTCCGCAGTGAAGGCTTCAACCTGCAGCTCCGCGTGCTTCTCAACGCCGACGCCAGAAGTTTCGACAAAGTGATCCCTCCTCCCGCCTGGGGACATGCCTTCCGCGTCGTGAACGAAGCGCTCGGACGCAGCAACAAGACCTGGCGCAAACGTGCTGACGGCTACATCAACCGCATTCAGAACACTCAAATGGTCATCGGCAGTGAAGTCTTCCGCGCTTCCTGGTGGCTTTCTGGAATCTTCGGCACAGAAATTGGCGGAACTTCCGTCATGGCCCAGCTCTTCATGGCCCAGATCGTCAAGGACAATCCCGACCGAACCATCAGCGAATTGGTCGAAGCCATCTGGATCAAGGGTATCGGAGATGATGTTAACTTCCTCCTTAAGTCTGGCTTCAAATTCGATCTGCCCGATTTCCTCGCCACTTGCTCCTCGTTCCAACTGGAGCTCACCAACCCCGACAAGACCGGACCCCCCGAGTGGACCACTTGGGACGATTTCGATTTCTGTTCCCGCAGTCTGCGCCACGACGGGATCCTTCTACATCCCCTCAAGAAGGAATCCTGGTCCGAGAGCTGCTTCATTTTCAAGCAACGCCACATGAGCGATGAGGAGTCATTCCGAAACGCCGTGCGCAACGCCGAACTTGAAGCCGTGATCTGGGGCGCCCACGAGTATGAAAAACTTGTCTACCGAGTCAATCGGATTGTCGATGCCTACGGCTACGATGTCCAGATCAGAAACTTCGGAGACGTGTGGGCTCATCTCCTGCGCATTCGC